ATCTACTTCTTTACTCTTTCGGATTGAATCGTCATCCGAACTAACTTGTTGAGCATTAGAGAAACTTCCATAAATACGTCCACGCTGAGCATCTCTCGCTCCTTTAATTGCTTTGCTAATTTCGTCCATGGCTTATTCCTTTACATATTTGTTATACAATACATGAGCAATCCAGCCAATGGTAATGCCGACAGCTCCGAAAATTACATTTGAGATAGACACCCAAAAAGGAGTGTAGTGCATATACACCAGTACTCCGATAACTACGGCTACAATAACCGCAATCCAAATAATAGTTTTCTTTTTCATATTTTCACTTATTTAATTGTCATTCCGTAAAATTCTTCCAAAGTGTACTTTTTATTATAACTGTAGTTGTTCTTTTGATTATTAACATCATCAAGCATATTTTCTAACAAACTCTTTCCGTTCTTGGTTTGATAATCTGTATTGTTGTAAACAGATAAATTTAACCAAGTCATTTTAAGATTGAAAAGAATTTGACCCAACAAGTCCTCTTCTTTCATCTTAACAAAATCTGCAAATCTCGATGATATCCATTGTGCCATAGGAACTAAATCAATGTTTTTAGGCTCATCATAAGGAGTTATATGTTCTATGAATTTATCAAAAGCCTTTGGTCCAAAACCAGTTTTCAATTTAGGTATATTGTCCGAAGTATCTCCCATTATTACTTTATATAATAACAATTCAAACGGCTTTGCTGCTATCACTTGGACATCAGTTTCTAAATATTCATTCCAATAAACTTCTTTTTCTGGAATGCAATACATCTTCAAATTTTTAGAATTGTTATTGAAAAGAGAAACATTTTTATTCATAATCTGCCTTATGTCTGAATCTCCAGTAATTATGACCAATTCTTCATCCAAACAATAACCGAAATATAAAGCCCATACATACAATAGGTCATCACCCTCTGCTCCCATAACTCTACTAACAATCAAACCTTTCTTCCTAAGAAGAGCCTCAAACATATCTAAAACAGTCAGGAAATGCTTGTAAAATGGGTCTCTGACTTTGGTTAGAGCGTATTTATAATCATCATATAAACTATAACGCCAAGAAGATGAATCAATGACAAATGCTACTCTCTTAATGTCTTTGAATTTACTAAGAGCGTAACACATATCAATAATACATTTTCGTATCAACACTTGCTGTTTATCCTTATCTTGAAGGACTTCTCCCATATCTTGACCTTTGTAGTAGGTAGAAAATACAGAGAATGTTTTATGGAATAAATAATTCCCGTCAAATAGTACATTCATGATTTCAACATTTTCTTATAATAACTATGGGAGCTATTCCTAAGAACAACCCCCATAATCTAATCAAAGTCATATGGTTTATTTAAGCAACTTAACTCCTTGAGCTTGACTCTTAGCTCCAGAACTTACTTGTTTATGAAGTTCTGTATTTTTACCGTCTCTAAATCCTAAGGCTCTGGCTGAATCAAAATTCTCTCTTCTTGCTTTACCTTTACCAACTTTATATTTGTTATCAATGTACTCGGTAACGGCTGTGTCATTACGAACTACTAAAGCGGTAACTTTTGCTCCAAACTCAGCATCTTTAGCTTTTTCACGGTCACTCTCCTCTTTCAACTTAGCGTCCAGCCCAGAAGCGCAGCCCATTAGATAACTTCTTTGATACTTATCCATGCTGATAGGCTTCATAGCATATTCAACTGTCTTTTGATATTCTTTGAAACGGTTTTTTGAAAATGATACAAAACGTTCAGAAAGCATAGAGCGTAACCACTTAACTGTTTCAATATTTTCTTTCTTACCGAAAATCATCAATCTCTTGTAAGTTCCTCCTACTTGAAAACATTTGCAAAAATTCCATTTACAAAGAACGTATAACAAACGAAACTCCCATTCACCTCCGATACTCTTATAAGTGAACCCATCAACCTTTTCTTCAAGAACTGTATCTTTGGACTTTTCTTCATCAGTTCCAATCTCATCCATAGATAAGTTGTACTGAATCAGAAGTTTCTGAATAGCAGCAGCAGCAGCGTTTGCTTCTCCTTCAGAGTTGATTTTCTTTGCACCTTCATAAAGGTTTTGTAACTTTCTTAGCTTTTTTAATACGCTGTCTAAATTTTGATTTGTTGCTTCCATATTACAATTTCATTTACAATGTTATTTACTATTATGATACAAAGGTAAGAACTATTTTTTAAACGGCAAAACTTTTTACCAATTATTTTATGTTTTTAACAAAAATTTAACTTTTATGCCGAAAAATCCTTTATAAAGCCAAGAAAATGCTTTGCTCTTGTATATGCTACATAAACCAAATTTCTTTCTTGCTCAGCCATCCAAGGAACGGTCATACAATATTTTAAATACAATTTATCTTCACAAATAATAAACACTCTGTCGCTTTCTAAACCCTTGGACTTATGAATTGTGCTCAAGCAAATACCGTTCTTATTATCATCTGAAAAAATCATTTCTATTCGGTCAATAACTTCTTGTGAAGTTGTTAAGCCTTCTGATAAAACTTCGATTGCTTTCAACTTATCTTCGTAGTTCTTATACATTTCATGTTCTTTAGCTTCTGCTTCAGTGCACCCCTGCTTTGTTACCACCTTTCCGATTATCCGTGATAATTCCCTTTCAAGTCTCTCCATAACGTCCTTAATCTGCTTGCGATTGGTTTTCTTTATCATGTTAATAAGATTGGTTCCAATATCCCTTCCTTTCACATACGCTTTCACTCCTCTCCCGATATATTGCATACACAATTTAACCAACGGAGCTGAAACCCTACAAAGTATCATATCGCCATCCTTAACATCCGCCATAACGCTCTCCCGACTAACTACACCTGCTGGAGCACCTTCTCTTGCTTCTATTTGAGGGACAATTTCTTTTGCCATTCCTATTATATCTACATCACATCTGTAACATACAGATAAAGGAAGTTTAACGGTATGGGGAATATTTTTCAAAAGATTAAAACTTTCAACGTCAGCTCCAGCAAAACCATATATTGCTTGTCTTGGGTCTCCTACGGCTACAAACCTTCCATTCGGTTTCAAACATTTCAAGAATAAGTTTCTTTGAGCAGCGTTCAAATCTTGACATTCATCTATGAAAACCCAATCATATTGAAACATTTTAATTTGCTTAACATTGGGAAAATATATCATGTCTGTAAAGTCTATAACTTGAGTTTCATTTTCTCCCCAATTTATTCCTTTTATAGCAATATCAACTTCGTTATCTTCCAAGTCAATATTATGTTTCCATGCAAGCTCTTCTAAATCCTTATGAGCCTTCACCAAATTCACTCTACCAAGGTCAATGAGTTTTAAGATATTTTGCTTCCAAGTTGACATCTGTTCAGGCAATAGTTCTGACTTCGGAGTTAATGAAGAATATTTGACTCCATTATTTACCCAAGCCGTATATTTATCAACCTGAAGTTGAGAATTTAAAGCTCTCATCGTTGCCGAAGCTCCTAAACTATGAAGTGTTTTAATATCTACGTTGTTGAGATTACCTACTTTTATTTTCAGTTCTTCTACAATTGCTTTGTTAAAAGCTAAAAATAAAACCCTTTTATTGTTAGGAATAAGTTTCAACGCATTTACAATAGTTGTAGATTTTCCTGAACCTGCTACTGCATCTATGACCGCATTGCCTTTGCCCTTTTGAATATATATGTAAACAGCTTTTTGATATTTACTTGGAATGAATGTTCCCATGACTATGTTATGTTTATTATCTGGTACGAAGTTACGAACTTATTTTGTAATAGCAAAACTTTTTATAAGAAACTTTGCTAACTTTAACTTTTGTTAAATAAAAGGAGCTACTTTCACAAGCAACTCCTTAAAATAACTATAAGACAATTAAGAATCAAATGTTCAATATTAAGTTATTCTCATCAGAAAGTTTAACAAGTTTTTCCTCAGTAGGCATCCAACCGCAAACAAATATGATTTTATGACCTTTAGCTTTAGAAGCTTTATGCCAAGCGTTCGATAAAGTCTTGAACCTTTTGTCATTCATATATAAATCAAAATCTGAAACGGAAATTTCCCACCATACGTGAGTCATAGGAGTATTGCCTGTTTTATAAGAATAAGCAACAACTCCTTCTTTCATACTCTCAATTGTTTTAAGAATGCTTAATATGAATTTTTCTATTTTCATTTTTACCTTAATTCACAAGAACCTCCAGAACATCCAACCGCAACCATATCTCCAGAAAAGAAGTTATCACGATTACTCATAATAACGTTGAAATCAATATCATTGTTTTCCAAATATTCTTTGATTTCATTATATTCTTTCTTAACCTCTTTTGAAGAAAGTCTCTGGAAAGGAGCGTTATCATAAATTTGGTCTCCCATCTTCGGAAGTAAACTAACACCAGTAAATAAATAATCATTGGTAAATAATACAGCTGCTACCTCATCCCATTCATCGTCTTGTACCTCTACGGTAGCAGATACATTGTTTGAAACAGCCTTATTGTTTACACTTCCTTTGTTTATCCAATAATGTTTAACCATACCGATAAATTTCAAATGCTCAATTGCAGAAACTTGGTCTTTGAAAACCATGTTTTTATCAGTTGATTCAATTGGGAAACTTATAACTGCTTCATCTCCTCTAAGGACTTTGACCAAAGGAGTATCTTTCAAAGCAATATATTCTGGACTGTATGTTTTTATGCGAACCCTACGAAGATATTTGTTAGCATGAGCTGGATGAATACCGCTACAATATAATCCAAGAATAGAAGAAGCATTGCCACTCGGTTTAATTGTTGTACAAGTACGGCTCTTATTTATTCCAAAAATAGAAGCCCACTCAGCATTGGTTTCTGAAACTACCTTCGCACCTTCTCTTAATACCTCACCCCTAAGAATAGGATTGGCATACATGCCTGTGATGCTCACTCCTACAGCTCTATCACGCTCGGCTATTTCACGTGAAGTAGAAGATAGATATTTGAAATCAGTATAAAGAGCCTGAACAGTAGCAACAAAAGATGCAATTCGACATGCTTCCAAAAACTCTTCTTTTGTTTTAACCCTTTCAGCATTTATTTCCACAAGATTGCAAAAGGCAAATCCAGTCTTTCCATTAATTGAAGGCTCCATTACAATTTCTCCACAAGGATTAACTGTATATTTGTAATCTTTAACATTTACAAATCCAGGCTCCCCGAACTGGCGTATGACTTGAAGTTTTTCTTTCAATTCATTGTAAGGAATAGGGTCAGATAAAGTTGAAAGAATGCTATTGTTCGCCATTGCTCTTTGAGGATTTTCAGCCCACCAATTTCCTGTTTTAGCTCTCAACATCAACTCATCGTCTTTGTCAAAAAGAGCTATCATTGCTGAACGTCTAACACCTCCGCTTACTACGCTGTCTGCTATATAACAAATAATGTCATGAATTTCAATGCTTTTCAGTTTTCTTCCTTGAGCAATCTTCATGACTTCTTTGATATGATTATGAGCTTTTATCAACGGCTCTGGACCAGGTGCTATAAATTTACCGTCAATCAAAGCTCCTTCTGGACGTATATGATTGAATGATATTTTAGGAATCACACCATTGAACAAAGAAGACATTAATATGCGAATTGATTCAGCCCATCCTTCGATACTATCTTCAATTTCATATTCAATCTCTCCAAAATTGTTCAAATTCTTAACAACTGGAAGTCTGTTTATAAATTCCTTATGAAGTGAATAACCTACTCCACACCCACAAAGAAGTAAATACATAATTTCACTAAATACTTCTGGACGGTCAACGTATGTACTACAGCAATTATACAACTTTGCCTCATGCTTTAAAATACCACTTGTTTCCTTCGGAGAAGCAAACTGCCTTCCTCTTTGTGAAGAAAGTATCTTTTTATCACACTCTAATTTCTTAGCATTCTCAATCATGAGTGCTACTTCTTCATTCAGCAAATTAAGTTTTTCTAACTTGACTTTATGCATATAATATATGCGGTCAATAGTTTCATTCCAACGCTCCAAGTTTCCGTCCTTTTTACGCTGAGAATACTTTGAAAGAAAAACATAATCTGCTAACAAATCAATACCGTTACTTTTCATTGTTACGCAAATTATTTTAATCGTTCTTTTAATAAATTGAGATGAACCACTTCATCCGCTACTAATTTAGCAAGCAGTTGAAGAGCTATTTTAATTGTGGGAGTTTCTTGTAACTTCAAAAGTTTATCTTGTAACTTTTCATAAAAGTCAATTGTCTTTTCTTCTGCTCCGATAGCTATTTTGATTGCATCATCCTCATCCTTTCCTACGGTTACGCCTGAATTATTGAAACGCTGGTCAATCCTTCCTCCTATTTTACGGATAAAGTCAGATATTTTAGAATAATGTTTCATTTCAGTTAAACCTATACCAAGCATGAGTTCTCCAATATTTTCAAATGTAGCTTCCTGAGTAGTGTACATATGAATAGCAGTAAGCTCGGAAAAATCGTTTTGTCCATTATTTATAGGATAAAACCATTCAGCCATAACTCCATCATCAGGCTTTGCTTTATCAAAACTTGGATATTCATATTCTGGATTGGAATAACGCATAGCATTCACAAGTCCATCAGTAAGGTCGTCAAGCTGATTTTTACTCAACGGCTTTTTGATTGCAAAATCTTTCATATTCTTTGAATTTTCGTTCTTGTTCTACAGCATTCATATCACGTCCAATAATAGAGCTTTCCAATACTTCGATAGCTCCGTCAGAACGCTTCCTCATAATAGTAGCAACGGATAAATCACCTTTACGGTCTGCTAAATCCACGCCAATGAAATATCCGTTGTTATTTGTGAACTGCCTAAACATTACTTTGTACCTGTATGTCCAAATCCACCTGTTCCTCTTTCCGTAGTCTCAGAGAACTCTTCAACAAACTCAAAGTCTGCCTGAACAATATTCTCTACAAATACAAACTGAGCAATCCGTTCTCTCTTTTCAAAGCTCACTTCTTTGTCTCCGTGATTTATAAGAAGGATATTGCACTCACCCTGATAATCGCTATCAATAGTGCCAGGAGCATTCACGCAAGTTATACCGTGTTTCATAGCAAGTCCGCTTCTCGGTCTTACTTGAACTTCCATGTCTTCGGGCAATTGCATATAAATGCCCGTGTGAATCATCTTGCGTTCATTCGGCTGAATAGTGAAGGGTTCATTTGCTCTCACATCAGCTCCTGAACTTCTCGGAGTAGCATATACAGGAGCCTCACCCCCAGCTTTCAAAATCATTTTT